GAGGACGAGCAATTGACTCTGGAGATTTTGGTTCTCCGAGATTTGGATCGTCTGATACTCCGGGTACTCCCGGTGCACCTTCTCCACCCGGCTCTGGTGCTTCGTTTTGTGGTTCGACTCCAACGTCTTGTAATAGTTCTTGACCAGCCATTGTTGAAGCATCAGCTTTGATACTTACACTAACCTTTGGAGCGTTAGACAAATCAGGTGGTGGTTGTGGAATATTTTCTGATGGTTGCAATGCAATAATCGCATCATATTGGTCTTTCGGAATGTAGTTGTAAATATCTTGTTTTTGGATTTGTAGAAGTTGTTCAAATGAAAGAAGTTGAGAGGCAGCAGCTTCTGGATCTGTACGACGTAGTGAGTAAATCGTATTGATTTGGTTTGTGATAACAGGGAAGAGAGCCATGAATGTTTGCTTTTGAATTTCAAGAGAAGGAAGGAGCATTGAGTCTGGGTCAATGACAAATTCTACATAGTCGCTCTTGTGTCCGTGTTGTCCCATTTCATCGAAGAGCATCTTTGCAGAGACAGTTCGAGTTGGTACGTTTTCAAGCATCTCTCCATCTGGAGTGAAGTCGAAATTAAGTCGAAGATTCTTTGAAGCAGCAACAGCGTATCCTTTTGGTTCGCCGTTATCTCCAACAATCGCAGCTGACTGTACGAAGTAGTCTGGGTTTTGTTTTGCAAATTCAGCAACACGCTCGTCAGAGTCAATCATGAAAATTTTATCAACAGTGTATGTTTGTTTGATCCAAGAAAGAGCAATGTGCGCATCTGATTGAAGACCATTCATCATTGAATTCTTTGGAGAAGTAAGACGGTTGTATGCAGCTTCTTTCAGGATCACAGTTGAACCGAGAGTTGATTCTGCGTTTTGACCAGCAACAATATTGTTGACTCCAGTATTCTCTTCGATGTCCTGCTTCTGCTTGTCAGCAAATGCGATACCTTGTGAGACGTTACCAGTAGTTCGAACAACATCGATTTGAGTACCCGGATTCTTTGGGTTCACAATGTTTGGACCACGCTTGTATGATGCAGTTCCGTTTTGTACTTGCGCACCGAAAAGCAACGGATAAATTTCCGCTTCCACCTGTTGCGCGTTGAGAGAGTTGATATATGTATAAAGAGCTGTGTTTCCACGCATAAGTTCGTAGAGACCAACGCCGTGAGGATCGTTCAAATCACGAGCAAAACATCTGACAACAGTAACTGATCCGTATGATTCATCGTTTGGCATTTCACCATCGTAAATAACCATCTTTCCACAAGCGATAATAAATCGGTTGAGCAAAACGTTTTCGTAGTATCCGATTGTTACAGAGTGTTGAGCTTTTTCTTGGTTCTGGTCTTTTGCTTCCTGTGAAGTAGTACAGTATTCCAATTTACGAGCATTCTTTTTTGCTTCTGGGTATTTCGCAAAGAACTCACTCTTTAGCATATCCTTTTCGTAATACACTTCGAATTGAGACCAGTAGTCTCCGTTTGTAAATCCAAGTCCAAGCCATGTTCGAGCTGGGTCCATTGGTTCACGGTAAACATCATCAAAAAGAATTTTCTCTACGCCCTTTCTTTGAACAGAAACACGTCTAGGGTATGTACGCCATGCAGCCCATCCGCAAGTAAGAAGGTTTTGGTAAGTAAGCCAGAGAGTATTCTCACCGTTTGCTCCTTTCAAAACCCAAGTACGCTTCCATAGCTCGTATGCAGCACGTCCAAAGACCTTGTCGTCCGCAATAACTTCTGCGTCCGGCATTTTTCCAGCAAGCACACTGGTAGCAATTAAGATTTTAGAGAAGGCAATAGGCTCTTGTGATACAGGAACTCCAGAACGATTCTGATCTCGATCCGTAATCTTTTGTGGGTACACGTTATAGTCGTATGCACCATTCGCCATCTTGTTATAGAAGACCATTGAACCCCAGCCATTTGATTCGTATAGCTTTTGTCCGTATGAAACTCCAGTATTTACAATGTTGTCTTGGATTTCACGGTAGAGAGAATCGAATTTTGTTCGATACATCGACTTCTTCATATCTTTCTTTTTGTCAGCAAGAAAGTTTATTGTTTCCTTGTCGGAATCAATTTGAGTGTTCTTCTTGGGAGTCGTGATTACGCTTTCAGAATCCCCTGCAACACTTTCAGAATCGTTGGTGTTTGGCATATAAGTTAATTGTAGCTCTTGTTAATTTTAATTGCAATCATTTTAGCAAGTTATCACCATCTTTTCCGTATTTTTTTCTAAATTTGTATCTCAAATACGAAAAACTTGTCGATTTTCTGCTCCTTCTTCCCTTTTTTGATCGATGTTCCCGATGAAAAACGACGTTCTCTCCTTCTTTCAGATTAAAATGTAGAGATTTCATTCGTCGCGATGTCATAGGATTTTACATTTCACCAAATATAGCTTTCATCATATTAAAACCTTCGCCCGGGTTGGTATCCCCAACGAATTTCCCTTGCTCTTGGAGTATGGCATAGCCAATTGAGGCAGCCATGACCACGTCATCGTTCTTTCCAGCCAATGCTTCTGGTCTTCCCTTGGCATTTCGAAGGAACGTTACCATTTCCGATAGAAGCTTTGCTGGGAATCCCTTATCCTTCCGCAAGAATACAGCTTTGAGTGCAGCCAGTGAGAATGGTCGCGTCGCGCTGGTCGTCTTCCACCCAAAGAACTTGGTTACATTTTTGGTTATGTCATCAAAGACCTTTCGATAGTAGAGATTGATATACCCAAGTTTATCCAACCCGTCATTTACCCAGAGTCCGTCTTTGTTCGACTCAATCCCCATCAGCGCCCAGTTATAAAACTTTCCTACATTGAACGCGTCTGTAATAAATTCGTCAGGTGGAACATTCGAATGATAGATCGCGTCGCATTCCTCGGTCCGGTGGTTGATCACATACAAAACCTGCGCATCTCCGTGAGACAACCCCTCCGCCGTATCTCCACCAACAACATACTTGTCTCCGATCTGTGGCATGTTGAAAATCTCCAACCGCCCCGTTGATAGTTCTTGAAAGACAACCTCTCCCGATTCATTCTTGATAAGCTCCCCTCGAATTCCTTGCTTCGCAGTTTGTAGCATTGAAAAAACTTTTGATGTTGGGAAGTACGTCTGCCCTGTAGAGAGAAATGCTTCCTCTGGAGTAGTCGGATATTCTTGGTGCAATTTGTGCACAGCATCACTAGAATCCTTACCTCCCATCTGTAGGTATTTCATGTAATAGTACGTGATTTCAACGTCCGTCAGATTGTGCTCCTTCTGATATTCTCCGAAGTCGATTTCTCCAATCTCCATTTTGTCGACAGGAATAGTCTCGGTGATCTTCTTCATTTCCATGTCGTCGTACTGCCAGTTATAAAAGTGGGGTAGGAATTTAACCCGCGATACCATCGGCGTAATAGTATCTCGCACGAGCCAGCTTCCGTTGAACATCTCATAGAAACGCCCCGCCATACCTTCTGCTGTACCCTCGATAAAAATAAACCCATCAAACGGGACCGCAGGGAACGTACCCGTCTCAACTTCCTGTGCGTTCTTTGGGTACATCACGCACATCTTTGCAAACTCCGAAATGTGCACGTAGAAATACGTCGCAGATCGTCCGGATATCGCAACTTGAATACTAGAGGTGGAACCTTTGTCTGGTCCGTAATCCACTACCACCTGAATCTTCTTCGCACTATTTCTTTGCAACTTAAAAAACGCTCCCTTGATATCTTCCGCCATATTTCGAACAGCAAAGTCAATCTTACGATCAAAGATTTCCGTAGCGTCCTGCACCTTGTGCGCGACAATCAATCCTTCTCGGTTGGAATTAAAAAGCACTTCATCGAGAATAAACAAATCGATAAAAGTTGTGAATCCGAGCTGACGACTCTTCAAAATAATATGTCGGTGGTATATCTCCCCGGGCTTTGATAGAAAGTTCTCAAAAAAATGTTTCTGCGCCCGGTTCATCTTAAACACCTCCTTCGTCCCGTCCTTCGTGATAATCCAATACAGATTATCCATTCTCCACCGCTTGTCGTATATGAGATCGGGATTTTCCGTTAGCTCTTTTACAATCGCGGCATTGTGCGCTTGGTAGTTGTTTTGCATTGATTAAAAATCTAAATCTGGCATTTCTTCAACAGTCTCCGCTTCTTTCACTTCCGTTGCTTCAACCGTTACAGCAGACGGAGTATTTACCGGGTTCATATTGATTGTTTGATTCTCGACCTTTTGCATAAAGACCTTACGCAGAGGATTCTTCTCTGGGTCCTTATTCTCTCCCTCGCCACGCTGTTTGTTTATTCTCTCCCACGCGGTAGCAATTGCATTCAATGCCCCGTTGAGATCTTTGTTTGAGAACTCCGTAAAGCCACGCGCTTCATATTCAGCCATAGCTGCCAACACGAGATTGTTGGATCTCGTAGCCATAACTATCATAGCGTTTTGGAATCCTTCCGTTTTTTCTATTTTGTTGTGCACATTGTTAGAAACAGATGGAGAAAAACCTACAGAGCGAGCAATCTCTTTCTTACTCCTGCCGTCTCCATTAAAAAGCTTTTGAGCATAGGCAAACTGTTTTACTGTAGAACCTTTTTGTGGTCTCTTCATACCTTAACTATAACATGAAAAAAATTTATGGGAAATTTCTCTGGGGATTTTTTTGAAAGAGTTTTTTAAAAACAAGATGGGGGTGGGTGATCTATGCAAGAGGAGGGTTGTTTTAAGGAGGGGGTTAAGGGACTCTTTTTTTACAATTTACCCGGGGGTCTGGTTGAAGGGGTCTCCCCCTAGTCCTCTCTTGATTAAAAAGAAATCCTATAAAAAATATTACAAAAAAATAAAAAAAATTATATCAATGGCATGGCATATCCATCCCCATACATGGACCCCAGAATGGACCACAATCACAACAACAGAGAGTGCAGAGAATCAGGGCAACATTACACCACACGGGGCAAAGGGGCAAATGATTTTAGGAAGTTTTTATTTTTAAAATATTTGTATATTAAAAGGTTGAAAAAAAATTTATCTGCCCCGTTTAAGGCTTATAAAATAAGGGTTAAACGGGGCAAACTAGGAACCCTTACGCTATAAGGTCAATACGACAATACAAAACGTACACACGTCAATAGCAATCCTTATAAAATAAGGCTTTTTTCGGGCGGGGCAAATCGGGGCAAATGAAAAAAAAAATCATCTGCCCCGTTTAAGCCTTATTTCTACGTAGCCCGTCCGGTCCTTTTTCCCCCAATCCCAACAGGTCCCCCTTTTTTCGGGGCAAGAAAGCACCCCTTGACAACTTTTCGCAATCCATCTGCCCCGCCCCATCCCCCCACATATAAGCCCATCCCACCGTCATACCTTATAGCAAGACTTATCCACACCCCTATATTTGACACCGACACCGCTTATATGCTAACCTATATATAGGACAGTCGAAGTCCTACACATTAATAAAAAGCACACTAACAAAATGAAGTATAACGACATCGATCCAAAGGCGAGACGCTATCACTACTACAGAGGCTTTATAGTCGCCATGGCTATCTGCTCTCTCGGGTTCGTGATCTTCTGCCATGCAATCATTAAAATTGCGCAATAGGGCTTGTGATACAAAAAACCTATTTTATCAGCTTGTGCCGTTCAATCTCTATATATGTACTCACAAGCACAAATATAGAGATTAAGCGGAAAATATAAAAACACTATGGAAACAAAATATAATGGATGGTCAAACCGATCAACATGGCTCACAAAGTTACATCTCGACAATACATCAAAAGAGATCGCAACAAGAGCATACGAAATAGCCGTACAGGCGAACACTACAAAATCTTTCAAGTCTATGCTCATTAATTTAATACAAGAGCCAGAGCTAAAAGCTCTACGAGACGAAGATGGCTTTGATATCGCAACGGTGAACTTTCGAGAACTATGGGACAATTTAGAAAAAATTAATATATAAAATACCATGCAAAAAACAAAATCAATCACACTTATAGGAGAGACAGCCCGCACATCAAATAGCTACGGGCGAAATATGGCGTACCGACGCTATCGCGTATTACTCGACGGCAAAACACCGATCGAAGACATATACACAAAAGAGCAATTAAAAGACCTTTCATATTGGTCAAACCGATCCGAAAAAATGGCAATGACTTGCTGGGGGACTTCTCAACTGTTCGAAGCACAGCTAGCCCTTGCTCGCTTTATGGGCTGGGGACAGAAGAAAGGCGAAGAGTGGGGCGATTATACACGTCGAGCAACATCTAAAATTAAAGAGCTATAACTATATGCAACACGACATGACGACAGAAAATTGGTACTACACGCAAGTTTTTGGAGATAATGGGCACTATTACACTATTACTTTTGCAAAGACGATCGACGAGGCACGCGAGATCATCAATAAGTGGCTTGATCATCACAACGTGGGCGAACGTCGCGACGTTCATTTGTACTTAAAAAATTATAAGCGAGGAGCAAGGCAAGCAGTCGCACGTGGTCAATTCATCGACAAAGACACATTTGACACACCTACTACTCACATAACAACATAATAAATATATGAAATACCAAGTATTAAAAGCACTTAAAACAAAAAACAAACTTATCAAGCTATGCGACACACTCGCAGAGGCGCACGAGACAATAAGAGCGCTAGACGTTCCTTTTATGGAGCTATCATATATCGGACAATTTCCGACGTATGCTTGTAGTGTTAAAAAGCAAGTGTACCAGATCCAAGGCTTACACGAGTCGCTCGGGATCGTACTCGGGATCAACAAGGAAGAATTATCAGCCTTTAACTTTAACGCATAACATTATGGAAAAAAGACTATTTTGGGTGGTGGACAGTTTGAACGACAACGAAGAAATATTTGAGACACTACAAGAAGCGGACGAGTTTCTTTTGACTCTCGATCCGGAAGATAAGCCACGTATCAATATATGCATCGTAAAAAATGCGTATAAAGAAGAAAACGGACAATGGACCTATGAAGATCTAGCGGACACATTCGAGATTATAAGAAAAGTACAATAATTTTATGGAAATAACACGCTACAAAAATACAAACATACCCGATTGGTATATTGCCCGCTATAGCTTTAAAACGGCATACGGGACAATAGCAACAGCGCACGGGTACGGGAACACATTTGCAAAGGCACTTGTCGAGTGCTTGCATGATTATCAAATTATTACATCACTATAATGGCTAACAAAAAAATAAAGATTCCTTTTTCAGAGGAAGACTTGCAAGAACTATTGAACGGAGAGACATTTGACTGGACTTTTGACGGCGTAGACGTGCATTTATACATGGGCTATGACGACGAGGACGGTACAACATGTACCAAGTGCGGTAACCCCGCGACAATGTACTGGTGCAACGAGTGCGAAGCGAACCACGAAGAGGAGAATTGTTGCCCCGCATGCGGGGGAAAGTGCGAGGTCGACAAAAGATATCATAAAGACTGTAATTAGTATGAAACTGGAAAAAGAAAAACAAAAGCTCATGGACGCGCTCAACCTTATAGACGAGCAAGCGGAAGAGGGCAACGGAACACCGGAAGAGAAAAAGGCGCGCTGGAAAGCGTACCAAAAGCTTGCAAATTTTATCATTAATGCACCAACAATATAAATTTATGGGAACAAGACACCTTACAATGGTCATAAAGGACCAAAAAACAAGAGTGGCACAGTACGGACAATGGGACGGTTATCCCGAGGGACAAGGCAGAACTATACTCGCTTTTTTAGCAAATAAGAAAAGAGTAGCGGACCTTAAAAAGTACGTAGACAATTTGGCATGGGTAACAAAAGAAGACGAGGCGGACATGGAAAAGCTCGGAGACAACTGGCGCAAATATTGGGACCATCTAAGCCGTGATCACGGCGCAAAAATACTCGATATTATAGTAAAAGCGCACGGGCAAATCAGACTACAGAATCAAGAAGAGTTTGCTGGTGAGAGTTTGCACAACGAATTCTCTTATGTGCTGGACCTTGATAAAGACGTACTGGAAGTGTACAAGGGTTTTAGAACTAAGCCCGTACCGAAAACCGAACGCTTTGCAAAGTACAACGAGAAAGCAGAAAAAGAAAGTATGGAATTTGGACCGGACCGCAAAAACGGAAAGAAATACAAATACTACCCTGTGAAGCTGATCAAAAAATATTCATTTGATAATTTGCCAACGGTCGAACAGATGAAAAATGAAGTGGATCCAGACGAGGAATAATGTATGAAAATTAAACTTGTAAAAACATGCGGAGCTTGCCCAGAGCAATACGACGCATTCGATGAAAAAGGGAATCAGGTCGGTTATTTACGGTTACGACATGGATATTTTAGTGTTTCATTTCCGGACGTAGGAGGCGAAACAATTTACGAAGCTTATCCACAAGGAGACGGATTATTTGAGTATGAAGAACGTGATCGATATTTGAGTCTCGCTGTAAACGCTATTAAATTAAGGCTAGAAACACCAGAAGAAAAAGATTATTACATTGTCGATGAAAGTTAGTTGACAACGGCACCGCGTAAAGTATTATTAAAGTATATGAAAAAGACAATTTTCGCATTCGTTTTAGGGCTAGGCTCGGCTATCGGTATAACAGTATACGGCGCACGCCTTATATCAACAAATAGCGGGGAAATAGTGGTACCCGCACAGCCGGCTATCGTGGCTCAAATTAGTACATCACAAGCGCCAGAGGTCGTACCACAGGCGCAATACGTAGCACCAGCAGGGAAAGTATACTCACAAGCTATATCACCCGAAGAGGCACGGTTGCGAGCAATCGAAGCTCGCTTGACTGCACTAGAAGCTAAACAAAAATAATATGGAAATATCAACAGGTTGGTTAGTAGCAGTCGCCATAGGCGGGATACTTGATCCGGAATTTGGTTTTATAATTTTATTAGTAGCTATAATTTTTAGTTAACAATGCAAATAAACATCGTACCCCCTCACAGAAAAGTGAGTCGTGAAGTTACTTTAGAAGACATGCCCCGCGTACTCGAAGCGAGAGACGCAATGCATGCGTGGATGATGAGCAAATACAGTTGCGTCGGACTTGCTCACCCACAAATTGATGATACTGATCCGCTTGCGTTTTTCATTACGCATGACGAGCTTATTATCAATCCGAAAATAATTAGTCGTTCACCATTAATGAAAACAGGGAGCGAGGGTTGTATGACATACCCAGAACGGGACCAGATTAATAAATCTCGCCACGTCGCAATTGTCGTAGAGTACCAAGTGTATAAGCACGACAAACTCAAAACAAAAACAAAGAACGTAAACGGCTTCCAAGCTGTTATTTATCAGCACGAAATTGATCACCTTAACGGAGTATATTGTTATGACCAGACAATTGATTAAACGAATATCTTTCCGACCAGAAGATGCTTCACATTTATATGAATTGGCGTTAGAGCATTTCTGTGATGGAGATCATGGATGTTCAACATGCAGTCGAATCAAAGAGAGACTTGAAAAGTTTATCGGTCCAGAAGAAGTCAAAGGAGTTACTCGAACTATTAAAAGAAACGGCTATTGTAATAAACTAAAAAAATAACATGGAAAAAGAAAAACTAGAACGAATAACATTTTTTTCACCAGCATACGATAAACGCAGTAGTGATCCAAAAAAGGATTATGGTATCGGACCAGTAAAATGTTTTATGCTCGTCAAAGGATCAAAAGGAGTTACGCATTTTATATTTTCAACCGGAATGCTCTTAGACAGCACAATGGAAGAATACATAGCAACAGGACGGGCAACATATGAAAAGCACGAATGGGGACACTACTATCTCAACAAGCCTATGGCATACGATGTTGGTTATCACTCGCTCGAACCTTTGTACGATTATCATAAAGAAAACGGACCACGTCCTAATTGTGAATGGCTTGACGGTCGTCCTTGTTATGGAGACGGATCAGCACTACGTGCCGATGAATGGTTTAAAATTCTTTTAGCGGAAGGTAGCGACAAGATCTGGGAAATGCTCGAAGAAGAATATTACGAAACTTTTAACCAAGAGAAATAATATGGAATTTATTCTAGGAGCATTTGCCATTATTGTGTTTATAATTTGGCTTGCAAATTAAATAGTGAAGCCCCTCAATTATAGAGGGGCTTGCTTTGTTGGCTTTCCACGGGCGGTGGAATATATACGGGGATGAACCGTTGACATTTACTTAATTGTAGTCCTTTTTGTCTATAAAAGTAAAGGGTAAAAAGTTATGCACATATTTTTCACAAAATAGATTTGCATGGTGTCGGTGCCAACTGGTATAATGAATCAAGATTTCATTCTCTTAGTCAGGGATCAAAATCTGGTGCGGATATTTCGCACTTATTATCAAACAATGGTGGTGGTCCACCAAAACAAATATTATTATGGGACTAGAAAATAGAGGCGACGGTGGTAATTTTATTACTATCCTTGATGGTAAATTTTGTCAGAGAGTGCCAGCTGGTACAGAAGGGGCAAAGCAACGTGAGAATAAATTAGGGAAGATCGTACACGAAAAGTTTTACGATAGCTTCACAGCCAAGCTTGTCGGTATTCGTACCCAAGACGGCGCGTACGGAAAATCATGGTTATTTGATTTTCAAGACGGAGAAGATGTGTATCACTTGCAATTGAGTTACAGTAATTCTTTTGCAACAGCATTTCTTAAAATGCTTCCGAACGTAGATCTTACACAAGAGATGAAAGTATCTCCAAGTGTAAAGATGGGCGACGACGGAAAAAATCGTTCGTCATTGTTCATTAATCAAAACGGTAATCCGGTGAAGCACGCTTTCACAAAGGACAATCCAAACGGTATGCCTGATATGGAACAAATAACCGTAAAAGGCGCGCTTGTATGGGATGACACAAAGCGATTGGCATTTTTGCAGAATATGGTTGATACTATAATCGTGCCGAAATTGCCAAAGCGTGAATTTGCACAAGCATCAGCTCCGGAAGAAAAGAGTGCTCTCGATAAATTCGTAGAGGACTTGAATACCGAAGATGATCCGGGATTCTAAATTATAAACGTAAACGGCTTGCAACCTACTGCATACGCGTATGTTAAATGATGTACCGGGCTACGGTCCAGAAGATACAGCGGAGACTGTTCAAACTCCAGCACCTGAAACAACTGTAGAGGAAACTCCTACACAAGCAGAAGAGAATGCCGTAATTGGTATCGATACTGCAGAAGGCAATGACGAAACAAATGTTGCCGAAGTAGATGTTGAAACAGGCGAATATACTCTTCTTAACGACGTAACAGTCCTTGGAGAAGATCATGTAGCCGGAGATGTAATCACAGTAGCAAAATCAATCGGAGACAAGCTTGTCGAAGATGGTGATGCAGAATAGTCCACAAGAAAGGAACGGGGTATAAATTTTAAAAAAATAACTAAAATATGCAACAAAAACTGAACAATACTAGAAATAGAAAATACGTCATTAGTAACACCCAAAGAGAGTTGCATCTCCTTAGTTATGTTGCTGATGGCGTATTTTCTGTTTCTAGTAGGAAGCAGTATTTACATGATTACCATCTAAAAAATAAAGATGTAATTAACGAACGCACCCGTAAATATCAAGCACAATATCGTAAGAAGATGCAATATCTTGATTTTGGTTTATATAAGACCTTCAAAAAAATGAAAGAGCGATGTCATTCGAAAAGCGATAAAAGTTATAGATTTTATGGAGCAAAAGGTATTGTAGTAGAATGGAAAACATATCAAAGCTTTAAAAAAGATATGTTTAAAAGCTATTTAAAACACCTTGATAAGCATGGAAGAATTGATACTACGATCGATAGGATCAATCCGACTAAAAATTATTGTAAAAAGAACTGCCGATGGGCGACCAGAAAACAACAAAATGCGAGAATGCACAAGTTTTCTGGGGATAACGTGTGAATATGTGGATAAGTATTATTAGTTAATGAGAGAAAACAATGACAATCAAGGACAAGGAATACAGAATGTGGAGCAAAATAACGAATATTATGTCGCCACCTGTCTCCATTGAACGGCTCTGCTACGCAACATTTCCAGAGGATATAAAAAGTGTAGACAAAGAGTATGTTGATTTTATGGAATTCACTGGCAAGCTCGGCAAGTTTGGAGTGAAGATCTTTGAAAAAGACGTTATTGAACTTATGGAGCCGAATCAATTTGGCTCATTCACACCACGGCGTGGAGTTGTGGGGTGGTGCGAACATTACCTTAACTGGGCTGTTTATCCTACTCCAGATGTCGAAGGCTCCGAGCATTTTTTCCTAGGAAGCATACCGGATATGGAAGTCCATGTTATCGTTAACACTTGGGAGAATCCAGAATTATTAAAGCTTATGTCAAATGCAAAATCCTAATGCAAAATTCAAATTCTTAGACTCATTCCCGGATCACGTATACCGCTATATTGATCAAACAGGAAATGGTCGAGCACCGGTCTCTTCGACAACACGAAGAGATGACTTGAACGTCGAAGGATACGAAGCATACTTTACTGTAAACGGTTTTAAAAATGCATCGGACGCAAAGAAGGACCATTGCTCATCATTGAACGCTTTCTTTGTCGATATCGACGGAAGAAAAGATGAAAAAGAATTGGAATTTATTAAAGAAAAACTTGAACCTACTTTCATTCTTGAAACAAAAAACGGCTACCATATTTATTGGCTTCTTGACGAGCCTATCTACAAAGACGAAATCTTTGGAGAGGAGACATGGGAGAATATCGTCGCAAAGTGGGAGCGTATTGAGCAATCAATTGTTACCACACTAAAAGCTGATCCTGTAGTAAAAGACTTGACTCGCATCATGCGTATTCCTGATACTTACTATTGGAAAAAATCAGGCGATGCTTACAAGCAAGGAGTAAAAAACGCACCGTTTAGAATCAAAGGTCTTTACAAAAACATCTCTGCCAATTACACAATGGACCAAATGGCAGAAGCATTCCCGCCAGTACAAGAGGTTTTGTCATTCCCCTCAAACCCAACAAATGATAATCTGAAAAAATATGCTGATGCTGAAAGAAAAGACTTCTTTGATCGAGTAAACGAAAAATACCCAATGGAGAACCGAGAGAGTTTTAAAAAACTTATCTCTGGAGAACCGGGCACACTTCCCCCTAATATCGTTAGCCGTAACCAAGCGTTACTAATTACAGCCACACTGATGCGCCAAGCAGGGTGGAGTAAAGCGAAAGCTATAAAGCACATCGAAGAGGTGGGCTGGCACGGTATCGAAAAGGAAAACGGTGGACGACAAGAAATAATAAACACCATCAATTCTGCGTACCAGACTGGATATACCTACTCATATAAGAATGAAATAATCGCATTCAATATGACTCCAGAAGAGCAACAAAAAATCTCTTCTGTGTATACCGCTGTTGCCAAGGATCGAAAGGAAGTCGACAAGACTCGCTTCTCAAACTACGAACACGAAATTGCATCTCGCTATCCGCATCTCAAAAAGAACGAGGTGGGTATCATATTCAATTACGTGAACGGCGTGTACAAAATGATGACGGACCAAGAACTTTCAAATATCGTGCTCAATGCGCTCTATGAAGATATGCTCTGGGGGTATCGAACTACCAAAAACGTCAAAGATAAAATCGCATGTTTGCTTTCAATCATCCCCGATCTCATACTGACTGATGACCGAGGGTATATTTGTAATGTGAAAAATGGACTGCTCAATATCTACACCCGAGAATTAATCCCGCACACTCCGGACTTTGTCTCTATGGTGCAATGTCCTGTCGACTACAACCCATCTGCTACCTGCCCAACATTCCTAGAGTGTCTTGATGCATGGATGGAGGGAGACGAATCAGAAAAGAAAAAGCTTATGCTCCAGCAATTCTCTGGCTACTTGCTTTCATCTTCTATGATCTATGCCAAGGCGCTATTTCTAGTCGGAGACGGTGGAAACGGAAAGTCTACTTTTGCGGACACAATCTCAATGGTAATGGGTGATGAAGCAACATCACGCATTGACCTTGAAGACTTGTACTCTACATTCGGACTGAAAGGGCTTATCGGAAAACGGCTCAACGTGATTGAAGAGGTCTCTGGTAACTACTACCAATCACACAAATTGAAGAAGCTTATCTCTGGGGAAGAGCTTACTATCAATATGAAGTACAAGGACCAATTCAAATTCAAACCGCAAGCAAAGTTTATCTTTGCGGTGAACACAATGCCCCGCGTGGATGATTCATCGACTGCAACCGAACGCCGTATCATGGTGGTGAATTTCAACAACAACTTCCGAGACAATCCAAACACATCTCTTCGATTCTCTTATGGGGTTCTTGCAACGGAACTTTCTGGGATTTTGAATTGGATGCTCGATGGTGCGAAGAGTCTTCGAGAAGAAAAGAAATTCACAGTTACGAAAGAGCAACAAAACTCTCTTATCGAATACCGTGAAGAGAACTCATCTGTCGAAGGATTCATCGGGGAATGTTTGGAATTCGTGGAAGGGGAAATTACTCCAGCTCGAAAACTCTACGAAGAATACAAACAATACTGTATTAAAGACGGTCGAAAATTCAAAGGTAATATTGCTTTCTCAAAAGAGATGCGAGCATACGGAAAACGATACGGCAAATTCGTTCCGGTCGAACGAGAGAACGGGCACGACTCGGCTAAGTTTGAAGGAGTAATAATAAATCCTACGTGGTCGGATGAAAAAGCTTATCAGCCATCATCTCCGCTAGACAACTTCTAACATGGACTTCATCGAATTACTACCAATGCATATAGTGCTGGACGGAAATGATTACTTCCTACGAATCAAAAAGAGGGGGAGCTATCAAAAGTGGGCTATCCATTACGTCGGGAAAATCCCACCATCGGAACGAAAGCTCCGATATTCAACCAAGGTGCAAGCGCAGGGATTCAGCTACAAATCAGTATGTACTTTTTACGGACCAACCCTCGCACTCGCATCTCGAAAGGCATTTCTAAAGATTACCAATGATCCATTAATAAAAATAATAAGATAATATGGGACTAGAAAATCCACTACAAAATATAAAAGGTCTCGCTGGAGCATATGGCTTCATTGAGATATTACCGCAGAAGAATCCTGTGATGATTTCTTTTGCAAAAGAAGAAGAATCTCCGTGTCGAATAAATTACTACTTCACAACCGGAACAGTGCAGGTACAATTTAAAAATGGTCGACATCCGATTCTGGAGCGCAATGTAACACTTGATCAGTTTGAAGATATCCTATTAAAGTTATGAACCAATTTTTCAAAAAAGTAATTCATGAAAAGGCAAAAGTCTATCATCCTGCTCTTTTGCCAAAAGAAATACCACGAGGAAAAGTAGGTGATTGTTTCGACTTTTGTTTGGCACTATGTGTTACACATCCAGAATATCGATATGTTGAAGGTCTAGTATTCATTAATAACAAATGGATCTATCACGCATGGCTTACTGATTCAGAAGGAATACTGGCATACGACCCTACATGGAAGGCTGTAACAAAAGAAGGAAAAGAAATGCCACTCTTTATGGCAAAATATTTTGGAGTTGTTATGGACACTAAGAAAGTTATGGAATTCTATACAACCACAGAATACAAAGCTCTGTTAAAAAATTACTGGCGTGATAAGAAATTAGCCGAGGAATGCATATGTTAGACAATAAAAAAATAACTATTGTGAGTGTCGATACCGGAGATCCAAAAGTTAGTAACAGTACCACCGCTTTTGTTCGTATGACATTTGATGGAATACAAATAAAAAGATCGGCGGTAGTTTTTACAGGAAGCTTTGAAGACCAAAAAGAAAAAATCCTTAAAAAATGTGCAGGTGCAGATTTTATTGTTATCGAAAAAATTGATTCAACAAACAAGTACCTATCTCGATCAATCATCAAGGAGCAAATCAATTTGTTAAAATTTTTACAAGATGAACAGTTTAATGTCAATGAATTAATCCGAAGTGGAAGAAAAGAAGTTATTACAGATGCTCTTCTAAAAAAAATTGATTTATGGCACGAGGGTCCTTATGAAACACATCACAATGATATACGAGAGGCAACACGAAATGGGTTATACTTTATGGCAAAAGACGAAGATCTAAATAATATCTTATCGAAATATGTTGAACATTTTTTCCAATGAAAATAAAGAAATAGAACCGTACCAAAGAGATGCCATTGATGGGGTTAGTCTTTTACTTCTTTCAAAAGAAAAGATCAAAAACTCTCTCTTGTATTTCACAATGGGTAAAGGGAAAACTCTTACAGCTACCCAGATCGCATATAATGCAGAATTCTACGGACTGATTACATCTCTGATTATTGTTGCTCCTCCTTCAACCCACAAACAATGGGATGACCTCCTAAAAAAGTACCTTACAATTCCGTTCAAAATCGTATCGCACCAATGGTTAGGCAAGAACGAGTCTATATTGAGCAAAAACCTGTCTAAAACGCTTCTAATCGTCGACGAGGTGCATCAGGCGGCTAATAGGGGTAAAACCCTCACCAAGATGGTCTCACGCCTAATTAATGCTACATTTGGGGCAGTCTTGATGTCTGGGACCCCTTTCCGGAACAAGGAAGAGCGTCTCTATGTGGTCCACTCATGGCTATTCGATGACACAGGCTCTTATGAACGCTGGCTCTTCCTACACTGCAATACCGAACCAGACAGATTTGCCTACTACCCCAAATTCCTTTCATTTAAAGTAGGACAGATTGAAGATTTCTTAGCGTATATCGACCAAGGAGAATTAAAACGAATTTTTATTGAGAGAGAAGATCTTGTATTCAAAAAAACAGAAATCAACTTACCAATGAAAAATGCCGATGCAGATACTCTTGAAAGGTTTTCAGTCTATGGACATAATCGCATTCAAGTAGCAAATTCAGTTCGTCAAAAACTCGCCTACCTTAATTACTTAAAATACTGTAAACACATTGATCGTGATTCTAATGGAGAGATGACTTTGATTGAACCACGAGAGGATCTTATTGAAATCATTCGTATGTATAGTAATCGGAGTCCAATTGTATATTCATTTTCAAGTAAAGTATCAAAACTTTTTCACGAGAAATATGGTAAAGGATCATTTCAAGTAGATGGTAAAACTCCAAAGAAAAAGAAGGAAGAAATAATTGCCAAATATAAGCAAGAAAAAGGGATCATGTTTGCAACCGATAGCATCTCGACCGGGACCGATGGATTACAGGATGTTACGAATTTAATTATTATTCTTGATGATACTATGGACAATACTAACCGAGAGCAATTAATTGGTCGTATTGCTGGGGGATTTCGAAATACTGGAGATGCAGAAGTTGTTTTTATCAATATAATTTAAAGATATGAACTCACCAAAGAATCCAAAATCAATGAGATGCGCGCAATGTGGTACTCCGATTAGAGGTAAATGGTGGATGCAAATAGGGCACCGAGTATTCTGCATACTTCACTTTAGAAAGGCGCTCCGTAACGATAAAAAAAGAAAATGACTTATCCACATATAGGGTATTTGACACCGACACCCATTAAAGATTATAATAGAAGAGTCGAAGTTTTAAAGTAACAAAATTAGCAATGACAACAAAGAAAAAAGTTAAAAGAAAAGAGTTTCCTTTCGTCCGCTCGAACACTCGAATTCGTCCGGATCAAAAGGTATACATTAAAGCCCTTCTCAAAAAGCGTAAGGCTTCTTTGAAGGCGGGTGATAAGAAGATATCGGAAGGTGATTTGTATCGAGAAATAGTCGATTTTTATAAGGATAATCATAAAATATAATTATGCACGGCATATATCAAGAGTACGCGATGCTCGAAGCAGAGATCGCAGCGCTCGAAGCAAAGAAAGAACAACTTCGCCCACACATTCTAAAGAGAATGATGGACGACGGGGTCGAGAAACTTGATACTGGTTTCGGAAAATTCAGTATCAGTAAATTGAAAAAGTGGGTCTACCCAGAAGCGGTGGTCGAACTTGGAGAAGAATTCAAGGCGGCGAAAGCAAAGGCAGAGTCCACTGGGGACGCAACATATACCGAACAAGAATCACTACGATTCACAGCGGTAAAATTATAAGCTAATCATTTAATTTCATGGCAAAAAAAGACACAAAGAAAGTTGTTAAAAAAGAAGTGAAAGCACCTGCTCCAAAAAAGGAGAAGAAGGTGAAGGCTCCAAAAAGCACAATTGAACTCGTACAGTTTTCTGTAAAAGCTACAATCCCTGTGATGACCTTCGGGAATATTCAACCAGAGGTTGTAGTAAAAGCTTCAACTATCGAAGAAGCAAAGGCATATGTTATGCCAATCATTGAAGACCTCTTCAATCAATATGTTGAGTCTCCACGAGACGGCTCTCCAAAACCAACATTCGCATCAAAAGCAAATGTTACTGTTACTGAAAAGACTGTAGCTCCAGCTACATCTCAAAAGGATGCTCCAACTGGTGCATCAGCAAATACTCCAAAGCCAGCAGAGAATACTAATCTTGCAAAAGAGATTGAGAATACTCCAGAGCGAACAGAGGCTGATCTACCACCTGCAAATACTGCGGTCTCACAAGCATACGCAAAAGCTGAAAAAGCTATTGGTGCTGTAATGAGTATCGCAGCTCTCGATATCATCGAGAATCAAATTAAAGAGTCAACAAAGCTCACCCCAGAAGAGAAGCCGATGCTCTTTACTGTATTACTAAAGCGTAAGAAGGAATTGCAATAATGAAAAAATTACTGACGAAAATCTGGGCATTTATAAAAAATGACTGGAGTAAAACAAGAGGAGTCAAGCTATTCAAGGTGGCATTCGTAGCAATGATGATTGCTGTGATCACACAAAGTTTTTTTAACTTTTTCATCTTGAAACAAGAAACTTGGTTCCTCGTAGGTCTATGGCAAATATGGTACATGATTCTCTGGATGATGCTCGACATGGTCCAAGAATCAAATCGCCAATGGCGCAGACTCTGCAAAGACGTTATGAAATTCAATGACGAATTGCTCGAAAACAGAAACGAAATCATCAAAGGCTTAGAGGATATCATTAAGAAAAAAGAAGAAGAAAAATAGTATGGAAGAAGGAATAGGAATCACAACTGAACAGGTTACCGCAGTCCGAGTGAATGGCGAACTTATAGCGATAGTGAGCCACAACTTGAAGAAGCGAGTACAAACATTTTCAACTTGTACCGATATGGGGGATGATGAAATCAAAGCTCTATTGGAAAAACTAAGCCGTTCCGAGACAACTATCTAACGATGGTGTGTCCGGAAGCCCGTCAGTCTTTAAGGATTTGAACTCGTCAGTAAAAATCTTTGGACGGGGTTTCGGACACAGCATAAAAACACAGTATGATAAGCATAATTATCCCAACAATTAGACCAGAAAACATTCCAGAACTATTGCGCTCAATAGATGAAAATACATCTGTATTGCACGAAGTGATCTGGGAAGAGGACACAGAAAGAATCGGTGCTCCTAAAATGGTCAAGAGGCTCGTGGATAAAGCACAGTATGATTTCGTAGTATTTCTCGGAGACGATACACTACTTGAAAAAGGGTGCATCGATTACGCCCTAAAAGCTGCTCTTGAACATGATAAATGGCTCGTAGGATTCAATGACGGACATGGTAGAAAGGCTACTCATTGGCTCGCTCACAAGAACCTCCTTGCCTACCTTGATAACCACGAATTCTTTTACACTGGGTACATTCACAACTTCTGCGATGATGAACTAAGAATCAGATCAGAAAAGCTCAACAAGTATATCTGGTGTGAAGAAGCAAAGATTATTCACAATCACCCTGCATTCGGTGCGGTTCCTATGGATGAGACATACATAACTCAAACATCAAGACCAAACTGGAAGCACGATGAACAATTATTTAAGCAACGTAATCATTAATTTATGGCACATCAACAACAAAGAGATTTTATAAAAAAGACAAAGGATCACTTCCCAGAATACTTCGAGGGTGAACACTTGAATGTGTTGGAGGTTGGATCACTCAATATCAATGGTACTGTCCGAGACTTTTTCGCAGCAGAGAAATACGTAGGTATTGATCTGATTGAAGGGAAAGATGTGGACCAAGTCTGTCCGGGAAATCTATTCCCTGCTCCAGCAGAAACATTTGATACTGTGATTTCAACTGAATGTTTCGAGCACGATAAGACTTGGAAAGAGACTTTTGCAAACATGGTCCGTATGACAAAAGTTGGAGGTATGGTTATCTTCACTTGTGCATCAGATGGTCGCCATGAGCACGGTACTACTCGCACTTCTCCTGCTGATTCTCCTGCAACGACTGACTACTACGAGAACCGGAATGCCAATGATTTTTGGCAAAACTTCGATATTAAAAGCATGTTCTCTAAGCACCTCTTCGAATACAATCCAGTAACTTGCGACTTGTATTTCTGGGGTATAAAAAAATAACATTATGTCTAACAAATCAAGTAACAAACCAAAAAGAGCACCATTCGTTCCACTAGAGGATCGCTCAACCCGCACAAAGAATTTCAATTATTTAAAAGGTAATGTGCAACTCGCATTCAACCTACGTACTGATGTGAAGACCGAACTGAAAGCGTTCCTAGAGCTTTTGGAGAAGGCAATCAAAGACGTTAAAACAGAGTTGGAATCATAATATGACAAACATACAAAAACACGCTCAAAAAGAATTGGACATATTAGTGAAGTCAACTCCAGATGCAATTATCAGGGATTTTATTCCAGAGATACTTGCCTTGTGTGAGAAGTTTGGCGGATCTGGACAAAGTGGTGGATCAGCTCCATATGTAGCAGGAGCTATTGCAGAAGCAGTCAAAAAGCTTTGTTTGTTTCAGCCAATCTGCCCTATCACTGGCATAGAAGAAGAGTGGAATAGTTGTTTTGATATGGGAGATAGAAATGATATGTATCAAAACAATAGATTAAGCTCTATCTTCAAACAAGGAAAAGACGGAAGAGCCTATTTCCTCGATGCAATTGTTTGGCAAGGAGAGGACGATTATGATACTTTCACTGGTACTGTAAATGGAATTGCAAGTAGACACTACATCAAAGAATTTCCTTTTGTTCCAAAAACTTTCTATATCAATGTTGTAAGAGATTTTAATATAGAAGGAATACCAGAAAAAGACATCATTGAAACAGGTCTCGGAAAATATACCTACAAACTCAAAGATGAAAAACAGTTGGAAGAAGTTTTTAAGTATTACGATAGATTTAATTGGTAAAAATTATGGAAGAAGAAACAAAAAAACTAATTCTGCCAAAGCCACATCTCTCATGGAGTCAGATGTCTTGCTGGCTCTCAAATCCCAATCGTTATCGAAAGGAATATTTTGAGAGTGGGGAAAAGCTCGATACAAAGTTTTTGCGTTTCGGTAAGAACATTGCAGAATTGATTGAGACCGGACAGCACAAAGACTTATTGCCGGACCTTGAAACGTACGACTCTCCAGAGTACAAAATCGAAGCTCGCATTATGCACATTGTTCCTTGTCTTTCATTCATCGATACCTACAATGCTGTAGCCACCGATATCGTCCCTGCAAATGTGTTCAGAGAATACAAAACAGGGAAGATTCCTTGGACTAAAGCAAAGGTCCAGAAGCACGATCAGCTTGTGTTCTACGCGACAATGCTCAAATGGCACACAGGCAATATGCCAGAATACTGCGATTTGGATTGGATAGAGACCAAAGAAGCAGCCAATGAATCAGTAGATTTCTGGCGTGAGAGTGGTAAAATTATTAATGTAACGGGAAGAATTGTGAGCTTTCATAGAGAGTTTGATGAAAGAGAAATTGAGAGAATGGAAAATCTCATCGTCAAAGTTGCCTATGAAATAAGTGATGCATATCAAGCATATCTTCGAGAAATATAATGAAAAAGAAATGCTCAACTTGTAAAAAACAAAAGAATAAAAATGATTTTTCTATAAGAAGAGCAAGTAAAGATGGATTGAATTGTTCTTGTAAAAAATGTGTTTCTCTAAAAAAAAGAGATCCAATTAAGACAAAACAAAATCATCTTTTGCATTACTATGGACTCTCTCTTCCCAAGTACACCCAAATGCATATGATTCAGAAGGGGCGATGTGCAATTTGTAAAAGAAAAATCCCTCTTCTAAAAGGTGCTCACGTGGATCATTGTCATAAGACAAGGAAAGTTCGAGGTCTATTATGCACTTATTGCAACAATGGACTTGCTAACTTCAAGGATGATACAATTCTATTAAGTCGAGCAATAGAATATTTATTAAATAATTAATTTGTAATATATGGCTAAAGTAATGTCAGCGTCATCGACGCAAACCAAGCAAGCACCTGCGAAGCCAACAGCTTCAAAGGCTAGTCCTAATCCAGCAAAAGCCGAGTCGAAGGCTAATCTAAAAACAACATTTGGTGTACCCAAAAAATAGTATGTCTTCTCACGAAACAAAAAAGACCGGTACGTTTGCCGGAAAAAGTAACGCTCTCGGTCATGGTGGTCGAGCAGCGCAATTGAAAGCAGCAGGTGTACCGGGTGGTGTTATAGGAAATATCGCAAGATCAAAACAAGCAGCTCCGGGACAAAAAAATTTCCATGGAAGTAAAAAATCAAAATAGTGAAAAAACTCATTGCTTAAATGGTCATCCATTCAAAGGAAAAAATTTATATATAGCTCCAAATGGATGGAGAGTATGTAAAAAATGTTCTGCAGCTGCACAATTAAAATACAGGAAATCTTCTCATGGCTCTAAAGTAAATTCTGATTACCAAAAAGCAAATAAAGCAAAAAGGTCAGAGGATGCGAAGAGGAGACAGAAAGAAAAAAGACTTTATGTTTCAAAAATCAAAGAAGCTCCTTGTACAGATTGTGGAATTAAATATCCTTCATATGTTATGGATTTAGACCATGTGAAAGGAAAAAAGATATGTGATGTTAGCACTTTAGTTGACCAAAATGTATCATTAAAAATTATTATTAACGAAATAAAGAAATGTGAAGTCGTCTGTGCAAATTGCCACAGAAAGAGAACACATAAAAGAAAAAATTAATTTATGATCAAATCTATGACAGATGAAGAAATTCGCACAAGAACCCAAGAAAAGGTAAATAAGATTAAAGCTCTATGTATGGAGCTTCAAGTCTCAATTGGAGCAAAGACTCGTATCACTCCTGATATGTTTGTTGAGCCAACAGTAATATTTACAGACGAAGAAAATTACCCTGTAATCACTCGTGGTCCAGAAGAGGGAGAAGAAGCTCCAACTGTGATCCCTGAAAATGAGCAACCAGCTAAGGAAGAAACAACTCCTGAACCTGTAGCCGAGACTCCAAATGAATCTATTCCACAATAACAAAAAAATACTCCTTGCGTTTGAGTACGGAATGATCCTTACAAAGACAGCAAACGAAATGAATGTAGAGCTTACTCCTGAAATCATGGAGAGAGCCGAGAAAATCATCTCTCAAGAATTCAAAACACGCTCTGCGTCGCAACTTGCGACAAATATGGTTCCAACTATCCTTGCGATATTTGAAACTAATTAATATACTATAGACGTGTTACTGGTGGATTTGTAACGAATGCTTAACGGTTTGAGAATACTCAAACATTCGGGCAAACGCTCAACGGTTTCTTGGTTTCACTGTAATAAAAAAATACCCCCACACGATCGCACCTGAAATTCGATCCGCACGTGGAGGTATTTTTTTTATTGTCTTACTTGTTTTGTTTCAACGATAGGAGTAGTAGAGAACAATGGGTTTGGAGTATATGGCTTACCACCCTGTGTAGGACCTTGGAATATCGTTGTTGGAGCTGGGAGTTTTCTTCGAAGAATTCGTTCCATCTCTTGCTTACCGAGATAGTCTTTGAATGCTTGGAAGACCTCTGGAGTAGCCTTCTCAATCGAATTGAGGTACTTTGCCTTCAATGGGTTTGGAAGATGCTCAAATGCATCAAAGAATACTCCACCAAGGTGATATCCAGCAACTCCACCAAGACCTCCTGCAACACTAGAACCAGCAGAAGCACCAGCTACTTTACCGAACAAATCGATAGCTTTTGATACAAGTCCCATTGGGACTTTTTTGCCGTGCAACGCTTCAAGGTAATCAGCAAGTTGGAATTTCTCTTGAAGCTTTTTGTTAAATGCTTTGATATCCAATTCTGCAGGAGCATTATCTTCAAGAAGTTTCCGGAAGGCATCACTAGCCTGTTTATTTTGTTTTGCTTTCAAATTGTCAGCGATAGTTCCGAGAGGTTTGTACTTCGCATTAAGAGAGGTACTAATTTTATTATCGTGAAGATCAGTCAAAGAGAATCCATTTGGATGAGCAACCGCTGCAGGAGATGCATCAGCATACTCTGTAGCAATACGACGTTTCATCATTGCACGTTCCGCATCGGTAATCTGTGTAGCTGGAATGTTATCAATTTGGCTAAGAATAGTCTCACGAACCTGTGAGATAGGAATCCGTTGTACTCCCGGCTCTGCTGCTGCCAATGCTGGACGAATCAAATCACGAGAGGTTTGCATCGCATCAGTACGTAGAGAATCTGCTGTATCAGTTGTGTTGTATTTGTTACCTTCGATGATTGAGTCATGGCGGATTCGACTATCAGTAGCCACTTTTGAAAGATCTGTACCACCCTCTTTTGCATTTTTATACAATTCAGTAGCTTTACGGTACGCTGCATCTGGCTTCTCTGTAGGCTTGGCAAAGTTCTCTTGCTCGATACGAGTGTAGCGATTCTGGAGATTTTCTTTTGAAAGCCCCGGATATTGAGATGAGATAACTTCCTTCATCTTTGATCCTGTACCTTTGAATAGTTTTCCAGCATTGTCATCGACAGCTTGGAATCCAGTAGCAATCTTCTCTGAAAGAGGTTTTGCAACCCCACCAAGAAGCTCATGCCGCGCTGCGAAGTCTGTAATGGCTGTAGCCCCCTTTCCTGCAACATCTTTGAGTATCTGTGGAGTAATGGTCCCTACGACCTTTCCAGCCGCGTTAAAGAGAGGTTTTCCAACCAAGTCGATTATCTTACCAGCTCCAGCACCAAGCACCGTGTTAAAGGCAGTCTGGGCACTAAATAGGTCATTTCCTTGCTCTAGGGAGCTTCCAAGACCGAATGCTGCACCTCCAGCGAGAGGAGCGCCGGTACCAAGGGCAACAGTCTGAATAGCTCGTCCTACGTCCTTTTTCACATCTCCCATATTTTCTGGGGTTGCAGCAACGATATCACTCCCCTTGAATAGAGTAGGTCGGCGATCAATAGTAGGCTGAATACCAGCACTAAGCTGGGTCAACTTCTCTGTGTTTGCTTGTATGCGATTTCGAATATCAGTAGCATCTCGCCCCTCTGCTCTAGCTGCGCGCAATTGAAGAACAAGATCATCTTGCTCGGCTAGAATGTCATGGCTAAGTTGTTTGAATTCATCAATTTTAGGTTTGTCTTGAGCGTATTGCACAAGTCCTTCTGCTGCCTGAAATGGTCGAGCGAGAATTGTTGCTGGAGCAGATATAAGACTTTTTGCCATCTCTCCCACAGCACTCTTTTTCTTCTCTGGAACTGACGAAGCCACCACAGTCGTTGGAGACTGATATCCGGGGGTCAAATCCGCAAAAGGATTCCCTGCTAGATCTGGAGTTGCAGGTGCAGAATTTGTTTTTTGTGTTGGGATTAAATCTGCAAAAGGGTTCATATATTATAAATCTACGCTCTTATATTTTGTTAATAGACGGGCTTTAACATCAGCAAGTTTTGCTCCTGCAGCAATAGCTTGTTTTGCTGCTTTCAAGTCATTATCGTAATCGTAATTATTGAGCCAGTTTGGATCAACAGTTGCGACAACAGCAGTAGGAGAACCAATTCCACCAGAGAAATCGATAACCACGTTTGATGGATTAAGACCTTGCCTCTTCGCAATCTCACGAGTTTGATTTGCAAGGTTATTATAAGTCATTGTTTGAGCTGCAAGCTTTTGGTTGATGAGGTTTTGGAATTCACTCTGAACATTTGGTGGCAAGAACCCTCCTTTGTCTTTGAAGTAACCATTGAACTTACTGTAAATACCTTGGAATAGGTTTCCAGATTTTGCTGCTTTATCGAATTCACTTTCACGAACAACAGAGTTTGGATCAAGCGCCTTCATAAAGGTAAAGATTGCAGACACGTCAGCTGGTCCACCAACACCACCTGTGATGATTTTATCGATAGTATTCTTTTGGTTTACTACGGTATTGTAATCTTTCACGATTGGGTTATTTTGGAAAAGAGTTTGAGCTGCACGTTCGTTGTCAGTCATTTGGTTGCTACCTGTACCAGATCCACCACCTGAACCAATAGATTTCAATTTCTTATCGTATTCAAATTGTACTGCCATCTTTTTAAGATCGCCCTCGAGTTGTCGGTCCTCTTCATCTTGCTTTTGTTTTGTATCAAGTTTCGCAAGAGCAGCGTTGATAGCTGGGTCTTACACACCAGCATATGCCTTTTCAATCGCTGCCAGTTCTTGTGGAGTGTACGCAATACCAGAAGCACTACCAACCTTATACGGATCAGTCTCGCCAACAGCAATGTCGTTACGCGCATTGTTCAATCCCGCTGCAGATTGCTGTAGCTGTTCAACTGTTTGAGGTCCTTGGTTGAATTGATCACCAGCGAATTTCGGAATGTCTCCGTTAGCTGGAGCACCAGCTCCGGGAGCGCTTTTTGCAACATTAGCTGCGATTTCTTGTGGTGTATAGAACGTACCAGTTTGAGGATTGATCCATGCTGGAGGGACTGCTGCAGGAGCCGCTGGAGCAGTAGGGGTACTTTTATTTACAGGAGTAGTAGCCTTTGGAGTAGCTTTTACGATTGTAGTAGGGGTTGTCCCTTTATACGTACCAGAGAGAGTTTGCTTTGGAGCAACAGACATATTTGGTTGACCAGATGGAGTTTGGTAAGTACCAGAATCTAGTGGCAGAGATTGTGTACGGGTAGGAACAGTCCCGCCTCCAATTGGAGGAATAGACGAGAAATCACCTCCAATCTTTTTAAAGAATTGAGAGAGTGTCATTGGTTCAAATTTTGGAATTGATGATGCCATATATTAAAATTGATTCTTATACCCATAAGGCACAATCTTATTTGCCTTATTTGCTAGTAATGAAGCAGCTCGTGTCTGTACTGCCGCTTTGTTTTTAACTGTCTCTGTACCTTGGTAGTTTCCACTATTATTGTACACCCCAAGCAGAGGATTACTACTCACACCATTACGTGATACGTTCGCATTATATGTTCTACTTGGTAGGTTGTAGTATTGAGAAAGTTTTGGATTATTCGCAGCAGGAGTTCCATATTTGTATGCAAGATCGTTTGCAGTTGAGCCAATAGTAGAACCTGCAGTCGCAAGTTTAGCCGCTTGGTCTCTCTCGTATTGAGCCTTCAAATTCTTTTCCTTTTGTACTCGTCCACCAGAGAAAAGAACACCTTTATTCGCAGCATCTTGATCAAGATTTTGTTTGTCAGCAATGAATTTGTCCTCCGCATCGGTCAAATATTCATCTACGCCACGGCGAGTATCAGCCAATTTACGCTCCGCAACAGAGGTATCATAAGCTTGTTGTTCATTGAATCCGGGAGCCAACGCTTCATTGGCTTTTCGTACGGCTTCTTCTTGGTCAGCCAGAGAAAAAGGCTGTCCTGTAACGTCTACAACGCCACCCCAGTTACCAGAAATATATGCATTTACAATAGCATCTGGAGAGTTTTGAGCTGTCAAATGAGAAAGAGCAGGGTTCGCAGCTACTGCTCCCGCAATAGCTTTGTTCATTGCCGCGGTTGTAAGCGGTCCAAGAATACCATCAACCTTCAAATTTGCTCCTTGAAGGTTCAGTTGTGTTTGTAAATCTTTGATCTGTTGCGGGGTCATATATGATATAAATTATACTGCTTTGAAAATAGAATGGCAATTAATTGCTGTGTATCTTCGACAGTTTTTCTTCTAATAAATCGACTTTTTCAGTCAGTTCACGTACGGCTTGCATCAAGAGTCCGATCATTCTTGTATGCTCGATGTCTCTTCCTTCTGGAGTATCGTGAAGCACTTCATCAGGAAATGTTTTGTTATCAAAATAAAGACCATCACCGAAGTGCCCTCGTTCTCCCACTTCGACAGGGTCAGGAATTTTCCTGATTGTGTCGAGGGCATTCAAAACAGTAGGCAAAGGACAAGCTACAATCGAGCCGTAAATGTTATTGAATTTAAAGGATGGAGAGCCAATATTGTAAACACCATTCGCATCCGGTATCATATTTGATCCAACTGAAATATCGAGACTATCGGTTACGTACAAAACAATATAGTTGCCCCATTGGGTAGCAGAAAGATCTCCAGGACCACCAGCACCACTTGAAGTACATGCGTTATCGGTTGCAGGATTGAATGCGATATTGTTTGTGTGATTACAGTAGTAGTGGTTTGTATCAACTTTCAAAATAATCTTTGCAGTTGCACCAGTAGAGTTACCTGTGATAGTGCTACCAACAGTAAAGCCCGGAGAGTTTGAGAATGTCAAAAGTTCAACCAAAAATCCCATCCCTGTTACACCATCATCACCTTCACCAGCAATAGTAGTGAGTACACCTTGTTTTGCATTATCAAGTTTATTGTAGTCCGCAGTATAAATTGTCGGACGAGATTCATATTTGAATACTCGGTTCACTTCTGCTCGAACATCCCAGATGCCGTGTAACACGTTCTGATCAGTAAAGCTCCCAAGAGTTGCATCACCTTGTCGTCCAATGAAGATATAGTTTTTTTGTCCTCCAGCAGCTGCTGCAGAGTAGAACATTTCAAAGACGTTCTCTCGGTCATCATTCACTCCATGACGCTTTTGTAACACAAGATCACCCGGTTGCTTATCAGAACGGATGAATCTCATTGAAGCAGTATCACCATTGATTGCTCCAGTACCACCATCAGAATCATCAAAAAGACGGATATCGTTACCCGACATTTCCACACGGTTTGGAAGCGCAGAGGTTTGAATAAAACAAGAAGTAATAACTGTCCCGGTGATAACTTGGCGCGCATTTTTTGAATTGTCGTTTGCTTCTTTAATATTGTCAGCAGGAAGCGGAACAATCCCGCGGTTGTTCACCGTGAGCTGTTGAGAATCCGCTGTACCTGTTGTCTGGCTTGCTTTGTACCCGAATCGATTGAGTTTTAATTCTTGGAAATTCATCTAGTTTTGATTAAATCCTTTTACATTAACAGTCAAAAGTTCAATACCGTGAATCACTACAGGAGTACCTTTTGTGAATCCAGCAACACGAAGACGAGCAACTTCGAAATCATCCGTCGACGCATTTGGAAACAATGACATATTATCTTCATCGACCGATCCGATATTTCCCCACATATCAGCAGGTTGCTTCTGGATTTGGTAGTACATATTTGCACCTGCAGCATTTTCAGAATAAAGGTTTACACCACTGATAGCCTGACTCATTGCATACACTTCTGTATAAGAACGCCATCGATCAATAAATTCGTAGTAGATTGGATCTCCAAAGTCTGTATAGCCAACATCCATTCTTCCAATAACATTATTGGTAACAGAAGATGATGATGTGCCCATAAGCTTATTAATATTTGTACCGTCATCGTAGACGACCATCGCATTGATAAGTTTTCCAGCGTAGTCATAAATGGTCCAAACTTGAGTTGAGATTGTGTATCGAACAACACAGTTACGGAAGGTAACACCTTCAACAGTTACAGTACCAATTGCCCAAGAGATCGTATCGAATTGGTCCCACATACCAACAATCGTTGAGTATTTTGAAAGAGGAATTGCTTGCACGAAGTCGATAATACGACGTGAAATTTCAGTAGGTTGTCCGTCGTAGTTGAATTGGTAGAAGCCTGATGGGTGGTGGAAATAAATTCCATCTTTCGCTTGTACGATTGATTCTTGAGAATAAGTACCAACATTGTATGCAGGGTACGCGTCCACAGATGTTGCACCATAGATTCGATAAATTGAATTTTGTTTGAAGACAAGAAGAGCACGAGGTACTCGGAAGAGTCCGGTAAATGTTTGACCGTCTTGAGGAGAGAAGTTTTGGATAAAGTTATTATTGATATCAAATCCAAGAGTATAAGTATTTGGAGGAGTGAATTGAACAATATCAGTGTAGTAAATAACATCGTTGACTGCATCAGCAACCCACACACGTCCTTCAAATCCAGCAGAGATAAAATCAGCAGCAGGGAAGCCAGCAGGGACGAGAGTTGTACCAAAGTTTCCACCATCAGAAGTTACCACAGCACTATTGTTTGTACCGTTTACACGCCAAATATAGTTCAAAAACTGTGCCCAACGAGCCTTCACAAAGTTCCCACTACTACCCAAATTGGTCCATGTACTCTGATCCCAAACGATATACGTTCCATCAATTTGAACAAAGAGACGATGTTTTCCTGCTGCGAATGAAGCGTATACAAAGAAAATCAAATCGTTTCCACTAACTGCGGTCCATGTTGAAAGGTCTCCAGAGAATGAATTATTTCCGTTGAAAGTTGGAGCACTAGAATCAAGCCCAATTGTGAGATAGTTTGCACCATCACCACCATTGAAATTAATAACGACAACGTAGTTTGTAGAAGCAGCAAGAGTAATACGATTTTCAGCAGTAAATGTGAATGTTATAAGCGCAAGAGATGTAGTGAGTGTACTGATATCAATTGGTTGAGAAGTTGCAAGTGCAGATCCTGTAGGCTTACTCGTAGAACCCAAGGTACCAGTAGAAGCATAGATGGTAGCAGTAATGTTACCAGTAGGAGAACCTCCCTTTTTTGCATAAAATTTGCAGTTTTCGAGGCGACATTCTGACGCTACTTGAAATGATTGACCTTGCGCAATCGCTGATCCAGCAAAGATGTTTGTGAGTGTGTCTTGATGAGTTTGGTCATAACTAGCAATATCAGTAGGCACACCTCTCGTTTGAAGAGATGCCATTGAGAGAACAGTAGTGTTTGCTGTAGTTGGAAAAGTACCCCCATATTGTTCCACACCCAATCGAGTTTGAATTGCTCCAACACGATCAAAGTTCATATTCACCGCAAGCTGTACTGAATCTTTTGGAGTAACTGTATCGTCAAGTTGGGCAGTTCTGATAACGCCTTCTGTAGCAAATGGTATTTTAATGTTATTTATTACTCCACTATTCATATCGTTAAAAAGTTAATTCTTGCAAATAATGTGTCCTCGTTTGTTGCTGTCTCTACCATACGGTCCCATTGAACCTTGTTTTTTGCAAAGCTCATATGCCCCATAAGCTGAATCGCCACCTTGAAATTTGCATTTATATTGATAGCTGAAAGACATGCTACACGAGCTTTTTCACCTTCTTGGGTATACCAATAACAAAGTGCAAGCATGAAATATGCATCTGCTCTCTCTGGAAGCCAGACTGAAAGTGTCAGATACTTTTCAAAAATCTTTATCGCTTTTGCCCATTCTTGATAGTAAGCATACTCTCTTCCAAGATAAAATAAAGTTCGAGTATCATCAGGATTTTCTATATACGCACTTTGCAAGATACGAAGATTTCTTTTTGGATCAAGAGTATGTGCGGGAGAAGAATAATACGTGATAGCAATATGAGTATTTTCCTCCTGTCTTAGACTTGGAAGCTCATGGATTTTTCCAACCCATTTTATTGAAACAATATTTCTAAAAAGACGAGGTACATGATATGCATTATTTCCAGATCGCATCAGAATACCAAGTGAGTTTTTATTCGTTGAATTAATGTATTCTCGAATCTTTTCAATTCCACCTTCTTCCAAAACTTCATCAGCATCGATTGATAGTACCCAGTCTCCAGAGCAATTATCGAGAGCAAAATTACGAGCTTTTGCGAAGTCATCACACCATTCAAAATCGAATATTTTGTCAGTAAATTGACTCGCAATTTCTTTTGTTTTGTCAGTAGAGCCAGTATCAACAATGATAATTTCATCTACACCTTTGACACTTTCAAGACACCGAGCAAGCATAGCTTCCTCGTTCTTGACGATCATCGCAATTGAAATTTTGTTTATGCTGTTCTGCATATCTTTCTCCCCCTCCGGAGATAGGGAGAAAGTATGAAGACCAACTGCTATGCAGTAGGACCAGTAGGACCTGTTGCTCCGGTAGCACCAGTCGCTCCTGTTGCGCCAGTAGGACCTGTTGCGCCTGTGGCACCTGTAGGACCAGTTGCACCAGTAACACCTTCAACAACTGCTGTAAACGCAGGAACTGCGGTTGTACCAGTGTTTGAATATGTACCAGCAGCAGCACCAGCAATGATGATCAAAGATGCTCCCGGGATAAAGATACCTGCATAGGTAGCTCCATCTGGAAGAGCAGACGCTGAATCAATTGTTGCAGAAATTACATACTGCTCAACTGGAGTTGCTTCAAGGATGTTCATGTTTGAAATTCGTGGTTGTGTGTAACCCATACTTCAATGCAGTAGGTTGCAAGCCGTTTAGTCTAATAAGTTTCAATGGTTGTAGCTTGACCTGTATACAAATTATTGAAGAGCGCTTGTAGCAAATCACCAAACTTTTTCAAGTCGGGATCACTGTCGCTCAACGTAATATCTTTACGATATTTAATAGCATACTTCAAGTACCATTTATAAATCTCTCTATAAGGCTCGGGAAGCTCTTGATAGAGATCCGTTACCTTATCAAGCTTTTTATAATAATCGATATAAAGATTATTCCCCTGCATTGAATCAGGAATCAAACTATTGAAATACAACTTACCTTCGTAAACTGTATAAAAAATAGGTTGCGCTATCGTCGGTCTCGACCAAACCCGAGTTCCAGCTGGAATAGCTCTGGTTACACCCGTAACGCCCGTTAATTGGTTCGTTACGGGATCTAAGCCAGTATATTCGATTTGCATGATTACTTGGTCATAATCAGTTGTAGCAACATATGCCACACCCGGACTACCACCGAAGAAATCTCCGACACTATCCAACGTCAGGGTTGTTGCACCGATACTTGCATCGAGTGCATTGATTCCTCCCTGCACATTGAAAGATACTTGGTTCCAAGACCTTTTATCAATGTACCGGAGGTTAAATGGAGCGAGGACATTTCCAAGAAGAAATCTAGCCGCAAGAATTGATCGGTCGGTATCACTAAAATCGATATCAGTTGGGAGATCAATAAAGTTGTTACCAGCTAAAACTTTTTCTGGATGTTCAAACTTTTCAAGCCACGCATGACGAATTCCGTACAGTTTCATTTGAGCAAACTTACGAGCATCATCAACTGATTTTATCAAGAATGCTGTAGTGATTTTTGGGTCATTTTCAGAAACACCCATAGCACTAATAACAGGATAAATGATATTCGCTACAGAGTTTTCTGGATAAGCAAGAACGCTTATAGGTTCAGAAAATGCTGACACATCACTTGTTACAGAATTTTTCCATTGTACTTTGTAATAATCTGTTGAAAGCCCAGCAGTATCAAGTACCACAGTATTTTGCTGTGTAACTTGCATATTTTGAGTAGACAATAGAGCATATGACCCGTCAATAGTAGAAGATTTGTAGATAGAAATTTGGTCGTAAGCCATTTGCTGAACCAAATCTCCACGATTGTGTGGTTGCTTTGTCGCAGTAACAGTAAAGTTTAAATCAGTATGAGCTGATGCATATGCAAATTCACAGTTTTCTGCTCCGAGACTTGAAAGAAGAAGAATGATTGATCCGGCGGTAAAATCAATCGCATTGTCCACAGGTACGGCTGTTACGCCGATCAGCAAATTAGATGAAATATAGGTAAAAACCTTAGACTCCAGCTGGTTTGGTATGGAGATCATATTTCCTATACTATGCTTTATAACAATTTGTGGAAACATATATTAATTGTATCTTATTATTCTCCAGAAGACAAAAGTTGGGCTGCTGCTTCATAGATAATTTTAGCCAAAGCTCGAACAGCGGCTATCAACGCACCAAGACTTGCTGCGTAAAAAGCGTCTTTACTAAAATTAAAATCACTATTTACAATCATTCCGCAGAAAAAGAACGCAAACGTCGCTACGAATGTGATTGCTGCACTGATAAGATGTTTTTTTACTGTTTGTTTATTCATACAAATATACTATTACTTTAATAATGACTTGACCTTCCCCCAATAAATATCGAGGTTTTTTGTGTACTGTTCTTTTCCCGGTTTTCCGTAGAATTGTTTCCATCCCGGACCACCGTTCCAAGTTTTTGCTTTATCTTCGTCCGTGATTTTATCAGCATAGACGATCCAATATTTATTCCAAATATCGATAGATACAGCTCGATTTCCTAAACAATCTTGCGCCTTATACTTTGTGCCAAACTTTCTATTTACATCATCACATACTCCTTGTCTGATTTGAAGGCATCCGTATGCCTTGTTCACCAATGTAAGATCTCCAATAGCATTGTCATCGCCATTAGATTCGACTTTTATCAGTACATCAAGGAGAGATGGCTTTTTTTTTAGTTCAGTCCAAGTTCTCGGACCTACAACACCATCAATAAAGAGTCCTTTGGACTTTTGGAAAGCTCGTACCGCAGTATCAGTAATTGGACCAAAGTAGCCAGTTATAAAACCGTAAGTGTAAAATCCTTTTGTTTTCAAAATCTGTTGCAGGGTTTTTACTTCTTCACGTCTGTCTCCTTTTCGAAGAGTCGGATCAATAATCACAGGAATAGTAGTTGGCTGTTCCAAATATGGCTTCAAAGAAGTCAAAAGATAAATGTAATACTCCCACTTTTGCTTTTGGCTAAATTCAGGAGGATATGCGTGAGTCTGGTCTCCAGCAACATTGTTTGCAAAGAAATATCCACTATGACAAATCTCGTGCAATAGATAGTCAGAAAGCACCTCTGGATATCCGTTGTACCAATTTTCAGGGATTTGTATTGGGTTGCATCCATTCTTTAAAATAGGCGATTGCACAGGATTTGTTGGTTTTGGAGACACTTTATCCCAATCAAAAATCAAACAAGCAATCTTATAAGAGCCATCAACTTCCGCCAGAATCTCTTCTGGTTTTACACAAGCACCAGATCCTACAGCTTGGTTATTGAAAGTAACACCAGTAAATTGCTTCGTAGAATCTTTAAAATAAAAATCAAAATTAATCCCAATAGTCGCAGCGTGGTCCTTGGCAATTTCAAGACCTTGCTTCATAGCATCGAGATTTTTTACATTGTTTGTGATGATGAGAATTTTCATATTATTGTTTTTGAGTGCTAATGATTAAGATTTGCCTCTGAAGGTCGAGAATCTCAGATTTTTGGTCTTTCAATTCCTGCATAATGTCTTGGATGTGAGCTTCATGGTTGGTATTTATATTCGAAATGCTTGCCTGAATCAATGCAATGTCTTTCGTAATAGAAAAATAAGAGCCAGCGATACTAAACACAGCAACCACAATCGCCACTGTGCGTGTCGCTTCTGAATCGAGCATCTGTCGGAACAAATTTTTTTCTTTGTAATCATTCTCCATATCTTATCTTTCATAAGATGCTGCTTGACAAGAAATTTGGAAATCAGCAGCGTTATTATTATTTGATACTGAAAACTGTGCTTTAAATGTTGAACTACCGGTAGGCATATTACCAGTAAGATTTGTAGCAGCCGACCACGCTCCTCCATTCTTTCTCCAGTAGTAATCAATACTTGAAGTACCATTTATTTTAAGAGCAACTTCGATATTATCTGCACTTCCAACTGTAGTAAGGGCAGAGGAAGCTGTTTCAGTTGACCCATCAGCTTGTGTTGCATACAAACTATATACACCACCTGAAAGAGTAATTTTGAAACCTGCATGAGCATCAGTATATGTGTGCCCTGACCCGGCAACGGCAGGTTCTCCTAGACCAAAGAATGACGAACGAGTGCCCGATGTACTACTAAAACCATTTGCTGCAAAAAGAGCACAAGCAAAAACTGGGCTTCCCAACATGATATTGCCAAGAAGGGAAACTGACCATTTTGTTTGTGAATAACCACCAGATCCTCCGCTTGTAGCAACTGTAAGACCACCATCATCAAATGTTCTTGACCCTCCACCTCCAGTTGATGAAACAGTACGAGCTGCTGTTTCCCAAATAGTACATGCCTTCATTGTTGGAGTGCTTGATCCAGATGATCCAGTAGCACCTGTAGAGCCAGTTGGACCTGTGCCTCCGGTTGCTCCTGTTGAGCCTGTAGAGCCAGTTGGACCTGTGCCTCCGGTTGCTCCTGTAGGACCAGTGGCACCTGTAACACTCGCTCCTGTAGGACCAGTAGCACCTGTTGGACCCGGAACCGTAGAGTTAGCACCGGTAGCACCTGTTGGACCAGTAGGACCAGTTGAACCAGTTACTCCAGTTGCTCCTGTAGGACCTGTAACACCGGTAGCACCGGTTGCTCCTGAACCTGTAGCCCCTGTAGGACCAGTGGCACCGGTAGCACCTGTTGCTCCGGTTGCTGCTGTAGCACCTGTTGGACCAGTAGGACCGGTAGCACCTGTTACCCCCGTAGCCCCAGTAGGACCAGTAGGACCAGTTGGTGCTGATTGACCAGAGTTCACCCACATCATTGAATCTTCATCCCATACCCAAATAGTGTCTGTGGATCCAACTATAGCAAAAGCTCCGGGAAAACCTACTGGATATGCAGCTTCAAGAGCCTCGGGTGTTGCAAAATAACCGAGAAAGTTTGGATCACTACCGATGTTTGAGAGATATGACATATTATTGACCCTCTTCGCTATTGATAATAGGTGAACGCTTACTTACTACCGTTCGACCTGGAATAATCGGACGACGGTATTCCATCATCGCTCGTGGCAATTTTTCGATGATTATCATCGATTCTGCAACATTCTTTTTGTTCACAGCGACAATTTCATCAGCACTATCTTTCACAAGTGCGAGACATTTTTCAATTATTGTGACACTTTCTCCTGTTACACGGGAAACATGATCCACAAGCGTTTCGAGTGCTGCGGTACGATCAAAAACCTTCCCATGTACAAGCGTGAGAGTTTCAACATTAAGAGTGAGATCATCTCTTTTAGAAATAAGACCTACGATAACTTGTTTGAGACCATTAACTTCAGATTGAAGTTCAGTCTTTTGTGATTCGAGAGCAGCAACTTCGCGTGAGACATATTTTGCTCGTTCAGCTTCCTGTCGATCAATCTCTTGTAACCTACCTAATCCTTGATTGATACGAGTCTCGACATCTGTATTTGAAGCATTGAGTTCGGCATTTCGCTTAATCTTTTCTTCCTTTTCAGTATCGAGTCGAGAAATCTCCCCGAGAATCTCATCCCTACGGGTTGCCCATGCTTCGAGTTGTTTTTTTTGAGCTGGGGTGATTTCTTCCATAGAATTTATTGTCTTATTGAGTAATGTGCTGAACCAATGAATGATCCACCTGTAACACGAAGGACAACATCTTCACCCGGGAAGAATTCAAAGCGAGGACGATTGTCTTCACCCGGTTCATCCTGTTCAGTCAATCCCTGACCTGCGTCGAGGTTGAATGTAGCGAGAATTCGCTCTGCGGCTGCTTGGTTGATAGCTACGACAGCAAGAGTGCCTGTTGCAGCAAGATCTCCAATCAATTCGTGAACATAAGTCCAGTGGTCGAAGTTTCCTGTTACGGCTTCTGCAAGAATGATGACTGTATCACCTACAGGAGCAGTTACTGGGATCGAGACTTTCCTTGAATGTGCGTCTTGTAACATATTTGTTATAAAAAATTAGCTTAATAATGTTAGGTAGGTCTACCTATTGAGGCACCCCCTCGAAAGGAGGTACCCGGTAGATAGACTACGACGACTATCCAGCAGATGTACCGTTTCCGGCTGACCACATCCAACCACGAAGGTCAGATGCACCCAAAACTGCAAGAGAGTTGAAGTTGAGAACTAGATCTTGGTTTCCAAGAAGATCGATTACTGCTGGCTCTGCACGAGTAGCAAGTGCTTCGATGTAAAGGAATCCGTAATCTTGGTTCATCATGTTTGAGTCGAACATACCCCACATCAATCCATCAAGTCCGAGGTTTTGGTATACACCAAGTTCTACAACCTTGAAGGTATCTGTAGCTGGAGCATTATTGAAGAGGTTTGTCTGTTGAGGAGCAAGACCTTTATCAATAGTACCCTTGATAGTCTTCGCAAACTGCGCTGTGATGGAACCAGAACGACACACAAGTGTATCGAGATTTGACATCAATGGCATTTGACGACCATCTTTCTTCAATGACTGTTGGCGACGAGCCGCAAGTAATGAAGAGTAAGTGAATTGTGGTGATGGAACCACGTCCACGATGACGTTTGACCATGTTGGTCCACCGTCTTCACTTGGGTGAGTAGCTGACCAGTAAGCAACTGCGTCTGCACCAACTGTTGAGATTGATGTAGGAGTACCTACTTGGTTGATAGGCACCCATGTGAATGAAGTACCGAAACCTTGAGCAAGAAGAGACTGCGCTAGGTAGTTCTTTGCGTGCTCAATAGCATCTTTTCCTTCTAACACTTTGTTCTTCACAGCACCTTTGATTTTAGCCGCAGGACTTTCGAAGAGGAAGAAGTTAGATTGGAATGTTAGACGCACCTTCTTGGTGAAGTGCATCTGTGTGTAGTTCTTTGAGAACCCTTGAATTGGAGCATCAGAAACACCAACCGCACCATCGGGGATGATTTCCGCCATTCCGAGACCGGTTACCCCAGTATCAGAATAGATTCGCTGGTTGTCTTCCACCTTAAACATGAAGTCTAAGTATTCAGAACGAACACGTGGAGCAACTTTTGGAGCGATATGCTTGAGAACATTGTTTACGATTACTGCGTAATCATTAATTGTACCGTACATATATTATGACTCGATTAGTTATTACTGAATAAACTGAACAAGAATTTTCTTGTCAGAGGCTGATCCGTAAACGCCGACCTGTTGCACAATACCAGCTGTATCAGTGGTACCTGTGTTGTTTACGATTCCGCCATTAGCTCCCAATACCATCAACTGACCATTATGGGCAGCGTTGGAATTGTTTGTTGAATCAACGATCCACACATCCTTCTCGAACGGCTCAATTACAGAACATTGCGCAAGCGCTTCTGCTGCTGCTACTGCTCCATTAGCCACACCGATTACGTTTGGACGAGTAGTTGAAGATGATCCTAAGATCGCAAGACCTGATGACCATTCTAATACATATCCGTTCGTAATGACAGTTGAAGTGCCTTTTGGAACGAGCTTGAGTGAACGAGTAGGGTTTTTCAAAATTGCTTGAAGAAAACTCATATCGTTATTTTAGACGTAGAAATTATTAATCCGTTAAGAGTTGGATTGCCTTTTCTTCGGACATACCAGTTGCTTTCATTTCATCAATAGATCTGCGCATTTCTGGTGAGAAGTCTTGACGTGTTTGCGTTCCACCGGGGAATTGCATAGCGTTTACTTTCTCTGCTACATCCGCTCCTTTGAGAACACGTTCTTCGATAGTTTCAGAAGGTTTGAACATTGCTTCTTTAGCAAGCTCAAGAACTGTCATCAGCTCCTTCCCTGTTTTGCCTTGCCAATTGTAGTTAGCATCGACGAAATCAAAGAATACTTCGAGAATATCTGGGTCCTTTAATTCTTCGTGTCTTCCGACAAAAGTATCAAGTGTACCTTTCGTTTCTCTTTGGATTCGATCTTGCTGAATAATTTCAGCAATATCGTCTTTAGTAGCGATACCAAGCTCTTTTGCACGAGCTAGGTCCGCTGCTAGAGCAGGATCCTCCTCTATAGCCGGCTTATTTGGATCTACATCCGGATTAAGCGGGTTATTAATTCTGTCATTCTTACCAATATTGCGGAGTTGCCCCTTAGCAGTATTGATTCGTTCTGACAGTTCTTGCTTCTTTTCAGGAGTGGTTGCTTGCTTTCGCTGCTTTACGAGATCGAGAAGCTCAATACGTTTTTCGTAGGCTTCATCTGATTCGAACTTGCCCTTGTTAGGGATTCGAAACTCGTACCCATCTTCCTTCTTTTCAGCTGGAGGTGTGCTGGGATCCTCCGCAGGAGCAGGTGGGGTAGGAGGAGTCTCCTTTCCTTTCTCTGCTTCTGGCTTGGCTGGCACTTCTGGTGCCAACTCATTTCCAGCGCGTACTGATTCAATGGAAGCGAGAATCTCGGCATCGAGAGCTGCTTCATCATTTATTTCAGGTTGAATGTTTTCTGGTTCCATATGGCTATCCTATGCATATCGTTGCACGGCGACGATGGTTACTTATAATTGTAATACTATCTAAAAAAGAACGCAAATTATTATTCACTTCTTTTCAAAAATCCAAGCACTTTTCGGAGCTTCAATTTTAGAGTATCAAGATTAACCGACCCATCAGCGATAAACGAGATCGCATGTTTTTGAAAATCTCCCGGTAGAGAGTCTTCTGATTCACCAACCACAGTTGCTCGTGAAAGAGGAACAATGATTATATAAACTTCCTTGTTTGCAGACTTGTAGAATAGGAATTCTGATGCTGCTGCGCCGAAAACTTTTCGGAATACATCAAGCATGTCTTCACGATCCACAGGTAATCCACACACACGGTTGAAATATGATGGAGCATAAGTCATTTTACCGTCCTTATCCTTGCCACCGAAGAAGTAGTCTTTTTCATCCACGTCTTCACCATCGATATTTTTGAGAATGAGTTGATTCTTCTTTTTTTCTTCGGCTAGTTTCTTCTCATTTTCTTTTTGGATTTTTTGTTCCTCCTTTTCTTGCTCAATTTTAGCCTCTTCGAGCGCTATGAGGTCAGCGATTTTCTCGTCCGACATATCTTCGGTCCAAGTAATTTTTAATTTATTCGCTTTCTTTTGATTTTCGGTCAATGCCATACAATTGACGACTATCCCGTCGTCAGGGGATCTTATTTGTTAAATAAATTCTTAAAGAATTCGTAAAACTTGGTAATAAATTTTTTCTGATGAGGTGTGATTTTGTTACGCACCGCATCAAGATATTCGTGTGTTATTTCAAACACTTTTACATCCATATTGATCTTTGCAACATTCATTGCTGCTTCGATCAGTGCAAATTCGACTGGATATGGATGCTTGTACTCCAATCGAATTTCGTCTCCCTTCTTTATATCTTTATCAGCGATACAACGAATTTGTCGTGTAACCTCGACCACATTTACGCGATCAGTTTCCACAAATGTTGCTGCCAATGTTTCAGAGTTTACTTGTCCAACAAGAATGCTAGACATTTCCTCTGCAGATATTTCAAATTCATCACCGGACGGAGTGATGAATTTCATCAACTTTTTTTCGATAGCATCTGGGGAATAATTTACTTGTAGAGTATATTTTTCCTTTTTAAGTTCTACTGCTTTTTTCATTACTTTTTTCCAGCTAAACTACCTCTTTTAATTTCCTCCAAGTAATCGACCATGTCTCTCAACATTGTACTTGAAGTGTCGATGATGATTGCGTTCTTTACCGTCTCCCATTCGTCTTTTCCAACGATGGGGACCTTCTGCATGATGTCTTTCATTAGTTCGATAATGATTGGTCCGAATGAACTATTTGCAAGAGCTATTTTCTTTTGGTTTAGAGATTGTGGAGTTTCAAAAGATGAATTTTCAACTTCATCCTCTGGGACTTCTGGTAGTGGAACAAATTCCTTTTCTTTTTTTGTTTTTATATCTTTTTTAGCCATAATTTTTTATTGTCCCGGAAAGAATGGGAGATTAGCTGCGCGACCCATACTTGCATCAATCGATGAAGTCAATGGAGCTTGA